ACTGCCTACACAGTTAATGCAACTTTGCCTGCAACAGCCTCGTTTATTCGCGTGTCTGACAGCGGCACAAACACCGGTGAAATTCCTTTGTTGATGAACATTGAAACCGCTCCCGCGGCTACGATTGCTCCTACAGCAACCAGTGTGACTACAGTGGCTAAAGCAATCAAAGTGATGATCGGTGGCACTGTGTATTACGTCCCTGCTTACGCTACGTTTGCATAATGCAGATCACCAAGGAATTCTTGGAGTCTGAGATTCGTGACCTTGAAACTGAAGCACAGAAGGCTCAAAACTTTCTAGTTCAAGCTCAAGGCACGATTCAAGCGTACAAGATGTTAATTAACCGTCTGGATGCCCCTGAGTTGGAGCAGCCTCAAGAAGGAGCCTAATATGGGTTTTCAATATGACGTAAAAGCGAAGACGATGGCTACTACTGCTGCCACCGGCATTGGTCAGCCTCGCGCGCGTATCAAAGCGGTTTATTTTGTTGCGGGGACCGCGGGCTACATCTCTTTTACAGATGGTGGCTCGGGCGGTGTAGAACGACTCCGTATTGCTGCTCCGGCCAGCACGGCAGGAAACGGCTCTACCTCTGTTTTAATTCCCGGAGACGGAATTGTCTTTTTAGATGATCCCTATTTAACAATCAGTGGCCCTTCTTCGGTCACATTCTTCTACGGATAAGGAGTCCAAAATGGGACGAGCAGCAAAAATGGCAGATGATCAGTACCAAGGCGAAGTTCAGCCCGGTGCTCAGAAGCAAGACATGGCTAAAGGTGGCGCTAAGCAAACCCCTCGCAAAACAGTGGCTCCTTCTGGTTCCACTACACCGCGTGGCGTAGGCTTGGCCCGTAACAAGCCCTGCAAGATGTATTGAAATGGCTAAGTCTCCTGCTTGGCAGCGGAAAGAGGGCAAAAGTCCCAGTGGCGGATTAAACGCCAAGGGCCGTGCTTCTTACAACAAGGCTAATCCGGGTAAACCCGGATTAAAGGCCCCGCAGCCAGAGGGAGGTCCTCGTAAAGATTCATTCTGTGCCCGTATGGAAGGCATGCGAAAGAAGAATACAAGCGAGAAGACAGCCAAGGATCCAGATAGCCGGATTAACAAGAGCTTACGGAAGTGGAAGTGCTAAATGGAAAGCGTTGTTTGGAACATGATCCTAACGGCAGGCATAGGATTCGTGGGTTGGGTATTGCGCGACAAGGCATCTGAGATTAATCGTCTTCAGATCCTGCTCAATCGCACCCGTGAAGAAATTGCCAAAGAATATGTGACCAAAGCCGAAGTTCATGCAGATATCAACCGTGTTTTGGATAGACTAGATAGGTTGGACGAAAAGTTAGACCGTTTAATGGGAGTAACAAATGCCCGCAGTCAGTAAAAAACAAAAGCAGTTGATGGATGCAGCGGCACACAATCCTGCATTTGCTAAAAAAGTCGGCATCCCACAGTCTGTGGCGATGGATTTCAGTAAGGCCAGTAAAGGCAAAAAATTCAGAGAAGGTGGCGATATGAAATATAAAGACGGCGGACTCGCAAAAAAAGGCGAAGGCATTGCTAAAAAGGGCTTTGCTAAAGGTGGCATGGTTGCAGGCGTAAGCCAATCACAGGGTAAAACCTTGAACCAGAACGTTAAGAAAATGGAAGGCGACAAAGTTGCCGTCCGTGGTGTTGGTGCAGCCCGTGCCCGCACAGCAATGATCTATTGATATGGCTGTTTCCGGCGTATCCGATTTTGATCTGCAGTTTGACGACCTCATAGCTGAGGCGTATGAGCGCTGCGGTATTGAGGTGCGCGACGGTTACGACATGAAGACGGCGCTTCGCTCCGTCAACTTGATTTTTGCAGAGTGGGCCAACCGTGGTCTTAATCTGTGGACGATTGAGCAGCGCCAGCAGGTGCTAACGCCCGGTGTGTATGAGTATGACCTACCCGCGGACACGATTGACGGCCTCTCAGCCGTGATTCGGACCAATGCGGGCCAGTCTACCCAGCAGGACATCACAATCGACCGCATAGGCCGCGCTGAGTGGCTCCATGTGCCTAACAAGTTGACCCAGTCACGTCCTGCGCAGTACTACATCCAGCGCACAGTGCCGGCTAAGGTGTTTTTGTACCCATCTCCTGATGCTACGCAGACTTGGACGTTTGTCTACTATGCTATTCGCCGCATGGACAACGCTGGTGGTTTTACTAACACTGCGGATATTTCTTTTCGATTCTTGCCTTGTTTAGCGGCAGCGTTGGCGTACTACTTGGCTGTCAAAAAAGCCCCTGACCGTGTCATGCTGCTCAAGCAAATGTACGAAGAAGAGTTTATGCGTGCAGCAGCCGAAGACCGTGAGCGCTCGGGCTTCTTTGTGGTACCTACGTATACACAGAGGTAACCCATGGCCTATGTATCAGGCAAATTTGCAATTGCGCTGTGCGACAGGTGTGGCCAACGGTACAAACTTAATACGCTTATCAAGGAGTGGACAGGGTTTAAGACCTGCCCTGAGTGCTATGAACCCAAGCATCCACAGTTGGAACCAAAGCGCTCGATAAATGAGCCACAGGCCTTGCAACAACCTCGTCCAGAGAGTAGACTTGGGGTTACCGTCTACGTCGGGTTCACGGCTGATACTTCATTTGCTAGTATCGGAATGATGCCGATGCCTTATGCCAAACCATTGACTGCTCAAGCAGTCCTTGGAACAGTCAGAACGAGCATCACATGACATACACCGAATTAAAAGCTGCCATCATTGCTTACACCGAAAATCAGGGGTTTACGGCCACTGATTTAGCCACGTTTACAAAGCAGGCAGAGCAGCGCATCTACAATTCGGTACAGATTGCCAATCTGCGCAAAAACGTTACGGGTGTTTTGTCGTCTGGCAACAAATATTTGGCTTGCCCTACCGATTATTTATCCAGCTATTCACTGGCTATTTATCCATTCATAAGCACTACTGCAACAGGCACTGCTGGTCAATCAACGATTGTTGTAGCCAGCGCATCGGGTATTGTTGTGGGTCAATATGCTGCTGGAACAGGTATTGGTACAGAAGCGGTGGTAACACTGATTGTGGGCACCACTATCACATTAAGTGTAGCCAATAGTGGCACCGTGTCAGGGGCAGTGACGTTCCAAGGCGATTACACGTACTTGTTGAACAAGGATGTGAACTTTATTCGTGAGGTATACCCAAATCCACGCGATATAGCAATCCCTAAGTATTACGCCATCTTTGGCCCACAGTCCGTGAATGACGCTGAGTTGTCGTTCATTTTAGGCCCTACGCCAGACGCTAACTACTACGCGGAATTGCACTATTACTACTATCCACCATCTATTGTGACTGCGGAAACAACGTGGCTAGGTGATAACTTTGACTCTGCACTTTTGTATGGTTGCTTGGTAGAAGCCTACACATACATGAAGGGCGAGCAAGATATGATGGTTTTGTACGATACCAAGTACAAAGAAGCGTTAATGCTCCTGAAGAACTTGGGCGATGGTAAGCAGCGTGGTGATGCTTATCGCGATGGTCAAGTTAAACTGCCTGTGAGGTAATAGATGATTACAGCAGGACTTACCGATAGTTTTAAGCAGCAGTTATTGTTGGGTGTGCATGATTTTGCAACGGATACGTTTCGTATTGCCTTGTATACGTCCTCTGCTACGCTAGGCCCTAATACAACTATCTACAGCAGCACAAACGAGGTATCTGGAACAGGATACACCGCACCGGGTCTGGTTTTAACAAATATCACTATCCTTCTTTCACAAGGGGTGGCATATGTTAGTTTTGACAATCCCGCATGGGCAGGCGCAACGTTTACCACGCGTGGCGCATTGATTTATAACGCTACCAAGGCGGGAAAATCAGTGGGCGTGCTTAATTTTGGTGTAGATCAAACCATGTTGGGCCAGTCTTTTACCATTCAACTTCCGACAAACAATCCGGAAAACGCATTAATCCGCATTTCTTAAGGAGCCTCACATGAGCTTGGACAAAATCACAGCTACCGACCAAGTAGCAGCAATTACAAAATACAACACCATGCCTTCTGATGAGATGGCTATCAATGGTACATACCACGCAGTTTGCTACGGCGCTGATGGGCAGGTCAAATGGGAAGCCCCTATTGAGAACTTGGTAACGACCGTTGGTAAGAACTTGACCTTGGATACCATCCTTGGCAACTCAGCCGCTGGCGCAGTTGTGATGGGTCTAAAGGGTGTGGGCACTGCTAACGTTGCAGACACACAAGCTTCTCATGCAAGCTGGTTGGAAGTGGGGGGCACTAACGCTCCTGCATATTCTGGCAACCGTCCTACACCATCATTTAGCTCTGCCGCCGCATCTAGCAAGGCTACGTCTTCTGCTGTGTCATTCTCTATGACCAGCACAGGTACTGTGGCGGGTTGTTTTATCAACATTGGCGGTAGCGCAACTAAAGATTCAACCACTGGCACATTGTTCTCTGCGGGTGATTTCTCTAGTTCTAAGGCTGTTGTTAACGGCGACACAATTGCAGTTACATACACATTAACATTGACTTGATATGGCGTTAGCTTGGGGTGATGGCGCATGGGGTGATAACGCATGGGGCGGGGGAGAGACTTTTCCTGTCAGCGTTACTGAAACCGCCCTACTTGCTGATTCACCTGCGGCTGGATTGTTAATTGATGTAAGTATTACGGAGTCTTTGACTGGCGGGACGGCTTGGGGTCAAGATGCTTGGGGTTCTGGTTCGTGGAGTGGCACATCAGGCATTCAAGATGTTCAGACGGTAGTTCTGACAATGAATGTGGCAGTAGATGAGTCTGCTGCTATTGCTGAGGCCCAGTCGGCTGTTGCGGTGTTTGCGGATTCTGTAACGGAAACTGCTGCTATTGCTGAAACTAATGAAGCAATAACCAGCTACAACGTCAGTGTGGCAGAGTCTCAGGCTATTGCGGATGCAAACGCAGCGCAGACAAGTTACAACGAAAGTGTGTCGGATTCAGCGGGTATTGTGGATGTACAGACAGCGGTTGCTACATTCTTAGGGGATATATCGGAGTCGATTGCAATAGCAGAAGCACAGGTGGCTGTGCTGATTATGACCATCAACGAGTCGAT